AACTTTAAGAATACTAATCTTAAAGCAGTGGCATCAGGTGAACTATTGCAAATTGGGCAAAATATTCTTAGAGGACAAAATACACAGAGCACAGTATTTGTTCCTACAGCCTCAACAGTAACGCAAGGATTATCAACATCGGGTACTAACCAACCCGGAGCAGCACCAACAACAAATAACATAAATTCACAATTAAATCGAGTCCTTTCAAGTAATCAAGGTCGTATAGACATATAGAGATATATTATGGCAAATAACGGAAACTTACCATCAAAAGAAAATAATAATACCACTGGTAATTATTTTAATAATTATTTTACCACGCAGTATTCTACTAGCCCTGATATAAATGATGCGATTACCGGATATTTTCAAAAAGTAACAGGTGATACTGAAGCTGGCAAAACATTGGCTGCCACAGTGATTTACACAGCATTGAGTAATGGAATTCAACCAATGAGTTTGATTGATGAGTTCCGTAAATTAAAAACTGGAAAAACTGTAGAAGTAAAGACTCCAATTGACTCTACAAATGTTGTTAGTACATACACTACCTACGATGAGGTAGTAGCACATAAAAACGAATACCCAATTGGTAAATTGTTTTATGTTGGCCCAACAAATTCATTTTACAGATCATTTGCAAAATCTATACCAGTAGAACAACCTATAGTAGTACAGACTACTTTTGAAAATCCAGGATTTTTCAATGAGCAAGTAACATTTGATGATAGTTTTACAGCCAACGTGGGTGATTACATCTATCAACCCGCAACAGGAGCAAACGCCACTGTGGTATCAGAACCAACAGTTGGTAATACTACTGTTACTGTAATATATAATTCTAGTGAAATGTTCACTGATGAAGGTAACATTCAAATTGAGGGGGTTGACGCCAATGTGTATCTAACCAACACTGAATTAACTTTCAATTATCCAATCCCTCCAACGCAACAATTTGTCAACCCAGAAAATATTGTTAATCCTGATCTGTACATGACAAAAACAATTATTGATCAAATAATTCAAATTCAGCAAGTTACAGGATATAAAGCAGATAGAATAGTCACAGCACCTGGGCAATACGAATATAATTTTTATGAATTGTCCACTAAAAAAGACACCGACGAACTTACTCCTTACCTAACGGTGTTACTGAACACTAATAGAGTAGGTACTAGTCTACTAGGATTAAGCAATAGTCCTAAAATTAACAAATACATTCAACGAGCAATTTTACCATAATGGCCAAGTACGCATCAGGCAAATATCTTGTTAAAAACGTTGACAAGTATATGGGTAAACGTGCTCCTACCTATCGTAGTAGTTGGGAATATACTTTCTGCACGTTCTGTGACAACAATCCAGCAGTGATACAATGGGCCAGTGAAGCTATAACAATCCCTTATCGTAATCCAGTAAGCGGCAAGAATACAATATATGTACCTGATTTTTTAGTAGTCTACGAAGATAAAAATCAAAAGAAACACACAGAACTAATTGAAATCAAACCTAGTACAGAAGTTACCATGGAATCAGCTAAAAGCTATCGCGACAAGTTAATGGTAGCAATCAACATGGCTAAATGGGCAGCCGCAGATAGTTGGGCTCGAGCCAACAACATACGCTTTAGAGTAGTTACCGAATACGATATCTTCAAAAACGTCAAGCGGTAAATAGTGTTACTATGACACAAAAACTTGAAGAACTATTTAATCTACCATCTTCTGATTCTACTACCCCAGAAGAAGCCAAATCCAGCATTGAAGAAAATCGTGCTATCATCCAAGAAGTTGATCTAGCCATTGATAAGATTGATGCGGCTTTGCCCTTTGTAAACGATCTAGACATCAGTGACCAAGAACTAGATGAACTCAGCGATCTTGCTAAAGAAAAATTCCAGGACCTAATTGACCTAGGCATGAACGTTGAAGCACGCTTCAGCGGACACATCCTAGCCACAGCAGGCACCCTGCTAGGACACGCTATTACAGCCAAGCAAGCCAAGCTGGATAAGAAGCTACGTATGGTTGATTTACAGCTGAAAAAAGCACGTTTAGACCAAGCAAATGCTAAAAACGACGGCGAAAAGTTAATAGATGCCGGTGATGGCAAGGGTGTTATACTTGACCGTAACGAGCTACTAAAACAGATCTTAGGCGACAACAAACCCAAGGAATAATCACCAAACTCAGATAAATAACACTATACAGGAATCTACAAGCATGAAAAATTTTATTACATATCTAACAGAAAGTCAAAAAACATACGAATTTCGTATTAAGTTTGCTAACATTGACCCTAATGAAAACTTAGAGCAACTTAAAACAGTTCTTGAGGCTTATGCGTTAGAAAGTCTAAGCACACCAAAACGTTTGCCAATTCAAGAAAGCGATATTGACTTTCCTAGCATGAAAAACTGCCAAGTCTACTTAATGGACGCAGTGCTAAAATATCCATGCAATGACGCACAACTACGTGCTATTATTGCAGAACGTGCAGGTGTTCCACAGGCTAATTTATTTGTAGTACCTAAAAATCATCCTGAAGAGCAACGTCGTTGGAATGAAGATGGTTCTAGCGATATCAAAGAATATGCACAAGGTGAAGCAGTATTAGACAAGCCATATGAAGATAATCCAACTGCTAAGAAAGCTGGTGACTCATATGCTAAAGCTGAAAGCCTATTAAAAGAATTAAGTGAGCCAAAAGCAGTTGCTGAAGGTACTGAAAATAATCCAGAAGGTAATGCAGGTAAAACATCTAACGAATTACCACAAGGCACAAAAAGCCCTGTAGGCAGTAATCAGAACAAGCTACCAAAAGCGAAAAAATAATGAGCAATAATATCTATGATATTTTGGGCAAACTTAAAGGGCTAACACCTAAAGAAAATCCAGTTAGCACAGCATCAGGCCCAATCTACGAAAGTGTAGAATCTCGCGGTGATATTATTGGTGGTATTAAAGCACTTAACGAAAAATACTATAAAGCTCAAAATCAACCACAACCTCAACAACAGCAAAGTGATAACGTTAGATACCAAAGTGATAATCCTTTAGTAAAAGGATTCTTGCAACGTGCCTATCAAGAGTTTCCAAACAGTGCCAACGACAATGAAGCTATAGTAGCGTTAATGGCCAAAGACAAACAAGAAGAAGATCAGATCGATGCCCAGGCCAACGACTGGATGCAAAAAGCTAAATCAAAGATTGACACGCAACAAGATAAAATGAATGACATGGCGCAGGTCATCATCGATCAAGAAAAACGTTTCCAAGACTTTAATAAAGAAGTTGCGGCTACTAAAGGATTGTCGGTCGCAGATAAAGCCAAGGCCGCAGGAGAGTTTGCAAAAGTAAACAAGACTAGCAAAGACAAGACTGATGCTGCTGCCAAAGGCAAACAGATCATTGACAAAACCAAAGCTGACTCTAAAGATAAAAATAAAGACAAAGAAGAATACGTAAAACTAAAAGATGAACCCGAGCAAGATACTAAAGCTCAAGACGAAGTGCCAGCAAATGATGCTCCTAAAGTTGATCAGGATGTAGATAAAGAAGTTAGCACACAAGATAATTCAATGGCTAAAATGGTACAACAACTTTCAACGGTAAAAGACAAAGAAGAAGAAAAAAAATCAGCAGATAAGTTACCAGATCAATCTACAGATCCTAAAGAGTTAGAAAAAGCACAAGCTCTTGCTGCAAGACTTGCTGCAAATGCTGCAAGACTTGCTGCAAAATCTGGATTTGAAGATGGGCCGGAGCAAACGGCATTCTCTGGGCCAGGATTCTCCCCAGCCAACGATGATCAATTTGATGATCAATATAAGAAAGTTGCAAATTTCCAAGAAGCGACAGACGTAAATGATATCCCTGTCGATCAGGAAACACTTGATAACGTGCCTATGCTCAGACAAAAGCTACGTAAAGACGTTAGAGATTTTATGGTAGATCCTAAGCGTACGATGTTAACGTTGTCATATCCAGGTGGCCGCAACGTACAATATCCAAGACAAACTATTTTAAGACTAGCAGAGATTCTTACAACCATGGATCCTGCAAAAAAACAAAATTTCTTTGACAATGTTTTACCTAGTGCTGATAGATTTACTGCATTTATTGATCAATTGAAAACAGAAGGCGATACATACTATTTTTATAAAGTATCTACCCCTGAGCAAATTATGCAAGCAAAGACTTTGAAACTAGGTCAAACAAAGAATGGTAGTTGGTATAGCCCAAACTTCCCTAATCCACAAGCTGAAAGGCTATTTGGTCAAGGAAGAAAGTGGACAGCACCAAGTAAACAACAAACACAAGAAAGTAAAAATTTTTTAGGAAACGACAATATGAGCAATAACATCTATAACATCTTAGGTAGATTTAACAACCTATGGAAAACTGAGTCTACAGAAACTGTAGTGGATCTTGGTGAGCCAGTATACCAAGTATACGAAAGCGTAGAAGCCAACGGTGATATCACTGAAGCTGTTAAGAGCTTAGAATCTAAATTTGAAACTTACAAGAAAGAAGTTTCAGAAGGTAAAAAGCTCAAAGATAAAGATCAGTTTGATGATGTTGCTGAAACTGGTGACTACTACTTAACAGACAAAGGTAATAAAGTTATCAAAACTAAAACTGGTATCAAGCACGAAAAAGTGCATGCCGCTGATAAAGATGATGACAAAGATGATTTAGAAGAAGGCGCTAAGCCAGACTTCTTAGATGTTGATAAAGATGGTGATAAGAAAGAGCCATTTAAGAAAGCAGTCAAGGATAAAAAGCAAGTTGAAGAAACAACAGAATTTGGAGACACTATTAAAAACAGTGAAGGTAAAATGACTAAAGTTAAAGTTACAGAAGGTAAAGATGCGATCCGCAATCACCCAATCTATACAACAAAAGAAGCATGGGATCACTATTCTCAAGAACTAGCAGAACAAGAAGCCATGGACGAAGCAGTGATGACTCCGGTAGTAGACGCAGTTCAAGAGTTAGATGAGATTGCTAGACTCAGCGGTATCAAGTACACACCTAAATGCGAAAGCTGTGGTTGTTCAGAGTCTGCATGCGCTTGCGGTCAACTTGATGAAGCGGCAACACGTAAAGACTTCCGTATGGTAGCTGACTTGATTAAAAATATTCCTGATGCACAAAAACGTAAAGAACTAGCACATCATCATAGTGGTATTTTCAAACAACAAAATCCACGTTTCAAACATGATGTATTCTGCAAAGCCTGTGGCGTTGATGAAGGCGGTATGGCTGCACCATCTGCAATGATAGTTGGTGAAGAAGAAATGGATGAAGGTAATGAATTTACCAAAGCACGCTTAGATGCGATTGCCCAAGGTAAAGATACATTCTCAGTTGGCGGCAAGATTCACAACGTAACTGGTGATACATCAAATGAAAAACAACAAGTTGAAGAATCAACACTAGTTACAGAAGATGTTAATGTTAATGTAACAGCCAACGGCGAAGAAGATGTTGTTAAACTAATTCAAAAGCTAGCTGGTATGCCAGTGATTGCTATACAAGCTCCGCAAGCTGAAGAAGCATGTGGTGCATGTGGTTCTAACCCATGTGGTTGTGAAGAAGTAGTTGATGAACAACGTGATATTGAATGGGATAATACTCCTGAAGAATTAACAGCACCAATCAGTGCTGCAATTCCAAGTGGAACAGATCTAAATCGTAGTAAACTTCAAGATCCAGCTACAGCTAACAAGGCTGCTAACCCACTAGGTCAATCACAAGTTGAAGAAAGTCTTTGGAAATCATACAAAGAAATTATCAACGACGTTAAGGTATAATATGAGTAGCGCACAACTATTAAAAGAATTCATTGAACAAATGGATGCTATTGAAGCAGGACAACCTATTCAAGAAGACGCTGTTGATACTGCACATCTTAGCGATATGCTAGATGAACTTGAAGAACATCTTGGCCAGGCTGTAGGCATTGCTAACGATCTAGCACGATATGGACGTGATCTTCCAGGCCCATTTGCAGGACAAATTCGTAGCTATCTAGCACCACATTTAGAAAGTTTTATAGATGATCGTCGCCAACCAGGTAGCATAGCTAGCCTACGCAATATGCTGATCAACAGCGGTGACGAAGACGATGAAATAAACGAATCACAGACATTTGATCATCTGACCAGCAAACGTCTAAAAAGCATATTACTATCACCACAAGCAGATGCTCGTACATTAGAGTGGGCTATGGATTTTACAGAAGATGCTCTGAGAGCAGACTATGATGATGAGGGGATTGACAGCAATACTTTTGATCCTAGGAATAAGGCTTATGAGCAAGCTCGAGCAGCGTTTTACGATGAAGACGGTGAGGTTAATCCTGAAGCGGATCTAGATGCTACACTGGAACATCTGAAACAATTCTGGAGTGTGTAAGTGAAAATTAAAGATATTGTTACTGAAACAACCCACGGTAAACTTCGCAAAGATGCGACAGGTGCCAGTACTGGCGAATGGCAATTTCGTGACAAGGACGGGCTTGACCGCGATTATAATTTTAATCGAGTTATGATTGCCGCAGCCATGCATGACGGTAAAACCGCCGATCCTGTTAAAATGAATTCATCTAGTTGGGTAGATAAAAATAGTGTAGCTCGCCCATACACCGAAGAAGAACATCGCATGATGCAAGGTGCATTCAAAACAATAGGATCACAAAATCAGCATAGTATTCCAGATCATCGTAGCCTTGAAAAAGATGACACAAATAAAGTAAGTCCACACCCCAAGGTTGGACCTGTTAAACGTAAGAGCAAATAATATGGATCATATTGTATTCAAATCGCAAAGTTATAAAGACAGTCATATTCCAGATGCAGTCATGGAAGTTGATGATTTAGATAACATCAAACGACTAGCTGGCCTAGGCAACAACAACATTGGCCGACTACAAGAATACACAACACCAGAAAGTGTAAGCACAGAAGGTAGCAACTGTAGCAAAACTGCTATGGAAAAAGTTGACTATCAAAAAGAACACGACATCAAACCAGGAACCCCAGAATGGTTCCGCTTATGGTTTAGTAAACCATACCTAACAGGTGAAAAACCCTGGTAATTCTAGTAGCTCTACTAGACTCAGATAAGTAATAGTATGATATTAGAATACAATAATACAGTTCCTTCCCATTATAATACCAGATTGCGCGGTCAAACCGTATATTTCAATGGATCTGATCAGAAAGATTTATGGGAAAATAATCTCAAAGACTCAGATACCTATAAATTTTTTGAAAAAAATGGGTGGGTGGATGACCAAGCAATCCCATATGGATTTAATGCACATGGATTCAGGTGTGAAGAGTTCAATGATAGAGCAAGCTGGTTAGCATTAGGATGCAGTTTCACTGAAGGAGTTGGATTAAATATCGAAAATGTTTGGCCTTCTTTATTATCCAAACAGATAAATGAACACATATGGAATTTAGGTATTGGTGCTGGATCGATGGATACCTGCTTTAGGATTTTAGACTATTATATAGATAAATTAAATGTGCAGGGAATATTTTTGCTACAACCACCACATCATAGGTTTGAATTATTTGTGAATGGGGTACCAAAAAATTACCTCCCAAATGATACCAAATTAGTACATGACACTACGATTAAAAGTTGGTTTGGTGACGAAAACAATGCTATGTTTAATGCAAAAAGAAATATATTAGCAATGAAAAAAATTTGTGATGATAGAAATATAAAATTTATAACCAGATCTAGTAGAAATCTAGACAAAGGTGGGCAGGGTCAAGCCAGAGATTTGATGCATTATGGTAAAGATACTCACATACATCTAGCTAATCTATTTTACGAAGATTATAAAAATGGCAACAGCTAAAGGTACAGACAGCGTTCTAGTAAAGAAACCGCATCAGCAGGAATCTTTCACTGAAGATCAAGTACGTGAATTCGCAAAGTGTGCAGACCCAATTGGTGGCCCTGAATACTTTATGAGCAATTACTTCTACATACAACACCCTACTCGTGGACGTATGCTGTATGAGCCATTTGATTATCAAAAACGTCTAATTCACACATACCACAACTATCGATTCAGCATTAGTTTAATGCCTCGGCAAACAGGTAAGTCGACCAGCGCCGCTGGTTATCTATTATGGTACGCTATGTTTGTGCCAGATAGCACTATCCTAATTGCCGCACACAAGTACACAGGCTCACAAGAAATCATGCAACGTATACGGTATGCTTATGAAAGCGTACCAGATTCTATACGTGCAGGTGCAGTGAGTTACAACAAAGGTAGTATAGACTTTGATAATGGCAGTCGTATTATATCAGCCACAACAACAGAAAACACTGGTCGTGGTATGTCCATTTCGTTGTTATACGCTGATGAGTTTGCATTCGTTCGCTCTACCATAGGACGAGAATTCTGGACTTCAATTAGTCCCACACTAGCAACTGGTGGTAAATGTATTATTACTTCAACACCTAACAGTGATGAAGATCAGTTTGCTACCCTATGGAAAGGTGCCAATAAACAGTTTGATGAATACGGCAATCCAACTGAACTAGGAGTTAACGGGTTCAAGGCATTTAGAAGCTATTGGAATGAACACCCGGATCGTGATGAACAGTGGGCAATACAACAACGAGCGCAGCTAGGTGATGAACGTTTCCGTCGTGAGATGGATTGTGAATTTATCATCTGGGACGAAACACTGATTAATCCTAGTTATCTGATAGAACTACAAGGTATTGACCCAATTGAGCGTCAAGGACAAGTACGTTGGTACAAGCGTCCTGATCCAAGTAAAACATATATGGTAGCCTTAGACCCTAGTCTAGGCACCGGTGGTGACCCTGCAGGTATACAGGTATTTGAATTACCTAACTTCACACAAGTAGCAGAGTGGCATCACAATCGTACACCAATAACACAACAAATTAAAATCCTCAGCGAAATAACCAAGTACCTGACAGAAACAGTGCCATCAACCAATGTTTATTATTCATTAGAAAACAATTCTCTAGGTGAAGCTGGCCTAGTTAGTATTGCTGAAATTGGCGAAGAGAATATCAAAGGTACTTTCCTCAGTGAGCCTAGAGCCGCAGGAGCAAGCCGTAGATATCGCAAAGGATTTAATACATCAAATAAACCTAAAATCACCGCCTGTGCTAAACTTAAAAGCCTAGTTGAAAGCAAGCGCATGACTCTATATAGTCGTCCGTTGATAAGTGAACTTAAGACATTTGTAGCCAACGGTGCTAGCTATGCGGCTAAACCAGGCGAAACGGATGACCTAGTTATGAGTTTGATCCTAATTATACGTATGGCACAGCTATTACAAAGCTATGATGCTAGTTTAGATGCAACAATGCGTGATAATCTAGATGACTTCATTGAGCCAATGCCCTTTATCCTAATGTAAGATAAATAAGAATATGAGAGAAATTAATAAAATTGCAGAAGGTCTATTTGAAAAAATCCGTGATAGATTTGAGGATGTCAGCCTGGGTGACGAAAAAGCCAAAGCCACACAAGATCCTGAAAAAGCACGTTTTTTCAACTTTGATTACACAGTTGACGATCACGATTACGGCAACATTACTATCAGCATCATTGATGAAGCCAGCTTAAAAGTCTATTTTAGTAAGAATATCAGCTCAGATCTTGACAAGGAACAGCGTGATACTTGGTACAGCTTCCTACGTGAACTACGTGAGTTTGCTAAACGTAATCTATTAAGTTTTGAACCTAGAGATATCACACGCAGTACACTAAAACATCGTGATATACAACAGGCTAGCAAAGCTGATGCGACCTACGATAAAGACGAAGTAGTAGCAGAAAGCCTATACGGTACACGTAAAAGCAGCTACGAAAAGAAAGGACCTGTAAAGATCATTCTACGCCACTCAGCTGTGGTAGATGAAACAAAACGTGGTGCTCGCACTCGCAAAATTAATTCTATTCTATTACAAAACAAAGACGGTGAACGTTTCAAACTACCGGAAAATAATCTACGCTATGCTCGTGCTATGGCACGTCACCTAAGTGAAGGCGGCAGTCTGATGGATGACTTTGGTCAACACATTACTAAGATTGCTGAAGAAGTTGCTAAACTACGTCCATTTAAGAGTGGAATGCGTAATCGCATGTTTGAAGATGAAGAAACACAAGCAATGGCAGAAGCGGCATTTGAATATCATGGCCTACTAAACCACACGCTAAAAAGACTAACAGGCAAGAAAGGTTACAAGAAAATTAAAGAACATTTCCATACAGAAGAAACATTAATGGATGATGTTGATACAGTAGCATTGAAAGAAAAATTCGTTAAAAAAATATTTGACGATCGTTTAGAATCCGCATTACCAATTGTACAAAAGGCATACGAAATGAAAAAGAACAATAAATTTGCAGAATATTTTGAAAGCTGGGCAGATACTGTTGCAGAAGGTGCTTGGGCAATCCCAGACGACGATGACGAAGTAGGTAAACTAATCGATATACTAAGCGACCCACTACCAGTCGGAGTGGATGCACAAAACGCTACTAACGCACTATATCATGTATTGGGTGATGATAGCTTGTTTGATCGTTTACAAGAACTAGCAGAAACTGATCCAGAAGCAGATGCACGTGATGTTGTTGTTGCCTGGTTACAAGATAACCTACCACAAATTTATCAACAAATTGAAAATGAAATTGGTGATTCAGACATTCCTGCTGAACCAGCAGAAACAGGCAGTGAGGGTGGTGACTTAGATGAGTCATATACTCCGGCACCAGTAGAGATTAACGGTAAACAAGTTGACCTAGGCAGTATTGAATTAGACGGTGTTGAATCATGGGATCGTCCAGACTACGCAGATGCGTATGCATCAGCTGCAACTTTTACAGATGGCACACCATTATCAGATGATGAATTAGATACATTAAGTGATCAGCACGGTGACATTATTAATATGAAAGCGCATGACATGTTAGAAGGCAACGAATATGGTGCGGCTATCCCGGGTGGCACAGAGAATATGTTAGCAACAACAAATGAAGGTGAAGAAGACCAATTGGCAAATATTGAAGATATACAATCAGCGATCATACGTAGAATCTTAAACAGCATTAATGATCATAGCGAGTTACTTAAGAAAGCAGGCCCGGAAGGTATTATGAATGCTGCGAGTGATGTAGCATCATTCCATGCTCCGATGGAAGAAATAGGCTCAAGTGATATTAGCATCATGGTCCGTGAAGTATACCGTGAAGTGGGCGTAGACTATCCAGAAGAAGTAAACGAAGATAAAGAAGAATGTAAATATTGCGGAGGTGATTGTCCAAACGATGAAGAACACGCTTGCGATGGCTACTTAGGCGACATTGATGACTTATATAAAGTAGCAGAAGCCAAAGACACAATCAAATATGATCCTAAAACAGGCAAATTAACAGGTTGGGAACACGAAGGTGATTGGAAAAAATCTAAAGGTAAGAAAAAAGACCCTGTAGGCAAAATCCATCATATGAGCGATGTTGCTCGCAGACGAACAGAAAAGATGTCCAAAGAGGAAACACTAGAAGAGGCATTTGAAAGATTAGTAAATGAAGGCGCTATCAACGTAGGTGATATGATCAGAGATAAAACCCAACCAGAAATCCAAGGTAAAGTAGTAGGCGACATGGAAGAGAATTATACTATCAAAGTCGAAGATGACATCTATCATATCAAAAAATTAAACGCTGAAAAGGTAGCTAAAGAAGCCATTGAAATGCCAGATAATCCAGACTACAGCAAGTATGACAAACCAACATTCCAACGCAAAGGTATTACACCAGGACAACCTACAAAACCGTTACCAGGTATCAAACCAGCTAATCAAAGAGAAAAACAACCCTGGGCAGGTATAGGCACAGATGAACCAGCATATAAGAGAAAAGAACAACACGATTTAGATCAACAAAGAATTAGCAAATTAAAACCAGCAAATGATCCAAAATTAGAAGATATCATGAGATTATCAGGCTTATTAAAATAAAAAAGAGTAATACCAAAAGGCACTTTTTTAGTGCCTTTTTTCTTGGCTGATAAGTAGATATATGAAAGTAGTCGTCTGTAACTTCCCTCCAATGCTACATTGGTATCTTCCTGCCGCTCCAGCTATCCTTATGGGTGCTTGCCGTTGGTTGGGTATAGATGCAGAGTTTTTGGATTTTAATGCCAAAGAACACACAGCACAACAAGTGATTGATCTAAACCCTGATCTTATCGTATTAAGTTTGTTTTCTTACAAAAGTCAAGAACCTGCTAGAGAACTAGCCAAAGAACTAAAAAAATTAAATAGCAGTGTCAAAATAACCATTGGTGGTGCTGGTATTAAGAATTCGATCAACGACTCACTAGAGCACAATATCAATGCGTTACTAGAGCAAGGTATCTTAGATTATTATCAAGATGGCGATGGTGAATATCAGTTTCCTGAATTCCTAGCCAAATTTTTTAATCTACCTGCCATTGATAAGTTTGTTGACATGGATACCCCATACACGCCAGACTACAGCAAATATGATGTTGCATTTTATCAACAGGCTGCAGAAACCGCAAAACTTAAACTTTGGGTACCAATCACTGGATCACGTGGCTGTGTCAGACAGTGTACATTCTGTGAAATACATGAACATTGGAAATTTACACAGCGTAGTCCAGCAAATATAGTTTTGGAAATGCGTGAAGTACTAAAAGATCTACAGTCAGTACACTTTCATTTTACTGACAGTTTAGTTAACGGGTCACTGCCGGCATTTGAAACATTATTGGGTCTTATTATAGAATTAAGAAAAGAGTATCCAAACTTCACCTGGGGCGGGCAATTCATAGTCAGAAATGCTAAACAGTGTAACGATGCCTATTGGAAGAGAATAGCAGAGTCTGGCGCAGAATTGTTAGAAATTGGAGTAGAAACAGGTAGTGATAGATTACGCTACGAAATGAAAAAGAACTTTTCAAATGAAGATTTGGCTAGTAGTTTAGAGTTTATGTCCAAATATAATATTACCTGTGCGTTTTTAATGTTTACAGGATATCCAACAGAAACAGAAGAGGACTTTGCTGAAACTTTAGCTATGTTAACCAAGTACCAACCATATGCTAATAAAGTTATTAACTATTTGGAACTTGGATACCTAACATCAGTATTACCAGGAACCCCGTTATATAGTGAAAGTAAAAAAGATAAGAACATGATATTAACCAAAGACGTACATCTTTGGTATAACAAAACTAATCCAACTCTGACCTTTGCTAATAGATTAGCCAGAAGAAAACAACTGGAAATATATGCTCTGGACTGTGGATATACTCTAGCCTGGGACACACATAGCCAAGTTGAAGAAGCAGAATTGGTATATAAGAATAACTATAAAATAATCCAATTAATTGAAAAACAATAATTTTGGCAAAATAACTCTTGTGGAATAAATAATAATAGCGTATTATATATAAATGCATAGTACGTTTAGGCATATTAAAGACCAACTTAAATTAAAAAGGAAATAACATCATGGCAACAAGTTTAGCAGAAATCCGTGCAAAGTTACAAGCATCAGAAAACCGTGGCACAGGCGGTAATTCACAAAGTGGTGGCGACAACGCTATCTACGCACACTGGAACATCCAAGAAGGCACAAACGCTCGCATTAGATTCCTTCCAGACGCAGACACAAAAAACACATTCTTTTGGGCAGAACGAGCAATGATCAATTTACCGTTTGCTGGCGTTAAAGGCCAAGCAGATAGTAAACCAGTCACTGTACAAGTACCATGCGTTGAGATGTGGGGCGAAGCATGTCCAATCTTAGCAGAAGTCCGTACTTGGTTCAAGGATCAAAGTCTAGAAGAAATGGGTCGTAAGTATTGGAAGAAAAGATCATACTTGTTCCAAGGTTTTGTGCGTGAGAATCCTATCACAGACGATAAGACACCAGAAAATCCAATTCGTAGATTTATCATTAGTCCACAGATTTTTAACTTGATCAAATCAGCATTACTTGATCCAGAGTTAGAAAACTTACCAACAGACTACCAAGGTGGTTTAGACTTTACAGTTACTAAAACATCAAAAGGTGGTTATGCTGACTACTCAACTTCAAAATGGTCACGCAAAGAATCTGCATTAACAGCAGAAGAAGCTGCAGCTATTGAAACTCATGGCTTATACAACTTGAAAGATTTCTTACCTAAGAAACCTAGCGAAGTTGAACTTAAAGTCATGAAAGAAATGTTTGAAGCAAGTGTAGATGGTCAAGCATATGATGCAGAACGTTGGGGTAACTATTACAAACCAAGAGGCGTAACAATCGTCTCAGCTGAATCAGCTACACCTGTAGCACAAACAGCAACACCAGCAGTGGCAGATGAAGAATTTGAAACTGCACCGGCTGTGGCTGCTCCAGTAGTTACAGAGGCTGCACCGGCGGCTCCTACAGCACCAGTTGCAACACCTCCAGCAGGTGGAACAGCACGTGCTGAAGACATCTTAGCGATGATTCGTAATAGACAAAAAACTTCTTAATAAGTAAAGGTAACGGGTAGAGCCTAGGTTCTACCCAGTTATTTCAACGAGGACACATTATGGCAAAACCATTCGATATATCAAAATTTAGAAAGTCGATTACCAAAAGCATTGACGGCTTGGGTATTGGCTTTAACGATCCAACAGATTGGATCAGCACTGGCAACTACACATTAAACTACTTACTATCCGGTAACTTTGAAAGAGGTATTCCAATGGGTAAAGTAACTGTATTTGCAGGAGAATCAGGCGCAGGTAAATCATTTATCTGTTCAGGTAATATTGTTAGACACGCACAAGAACAAGGCATTTATGTTATCTTGATCGATACAGAAAACGCACTTGATGAAGCTTGGTTACACGCACTTGGTGTAGACACCACAGAAGACAAATTACTGAAACTTAACATGGCTATGATCGATGATGTAGCCAAAGTTATCAGTGACTTTGTTAAAGAGTATCGCACCTTACCAGAAGAAGACCGTCCAAAGGTCCTATTCGTATTAGATTCATTAGGTATGATGTTAACTCCAACAGACGTTAACCAGTTTGAAGCAGGTGAAATGAAGGGCGATATGGGTCGTAAACCTAAAGCACTTACAGCACTTGTACGTAACTGCGTAAACATGTTTGGTACACTGAACTTAGGATTGGTTTGTACGAATCATACTTATGCGAGCCAGGATATGTTTGATCCAGATGATAAGATTAGTGGTGGTCAAGGCTTTATCTATGCGTCAAGTATCGTTGTAGCTATGCGCAAACTTAAACTTAAAACAGATGCAGACGGCAACAAGACTACAACAGTTAATGGTATACGTGCGGCATGTAAGATTATGAAAACACGTTACGCTAAACCGTTTGAATCAGTCCAAGTAGAGATTCCATATGAAACAGGTATGAGTCCTTACTCAGGATTAACAGACATGTTAGAAGCTAAAAACTTGCTTAAGAAAGAAGGCAATAGTTTAGTTTATACATTTGCTGATAAAACAACTATTAAACAATTCCGCAAAGCCTGGGAACGCAATGAAGATGGTTGCTTAGATAAGGTTATGAAAGAACTTAGTTCTAATGTAAATCTGCTAAGTACTGAATCAAAAGTAGTCGAAGAAACAGAAGAGGAGACAGCAGAATGAGCATTGAATTAGATATCGCCAGTGAAGTTTGGCTTACTTGTAAAGAGTATATCAATCCTAAGGATCGTCAAGCGGCCGCAGATCACGTGATCAGTGTTGCTGCAGATCACAACATCACTGAAAGTGAGCTTAAAACCTTTGGTGGTACTGATGCTTATCTAGGTCGTGCTGTTAAGGAGTATCTTGGCGATGAAGAAGATCAAGCGATCGCTGATGAAGAAGATGACGGTGACGACTATTAATGTGGTATAGTCGTGTAGTTGCAAGTTTGGGCAGTATTCCTGATTTCATAGATCACTATGAAAAAGAACTGGATAGTGCTAAAACAGAAGTTGGGGTCTATGGTAACATAGAAAAGAATCTTGCTGGCCTGCCCGGTATTACAGAACGACGCTTTAATCAACTACAAGAGATTGAAGCGGTTCTCAACTATCTAAATATTCAACTACGCAAGATACGCACTAAACACTTTAAGAAATACTTAGAAAACTATCAACGTGCCCTAACAAGTCGTGATGTAGAAAAATACGTAGACGGTGAAGATGAAGTCATTGACTTTGAAACAATTATCAACGAAGTAGCCTTACTGCGTAATCGTTGGTTGGGTATCATGAAAGGCTTAGAATCTAAGAACTTCATGTTAGGACATGTAACACGCTTACGTACAGCAGGCATGGAGGACGCATCAATTGGCTAGTCACTCAGAATCAGTATTAGGACAATTAAGAGAATATGATAGTTTCTTAGAAAGTCTACGCACAATCGCAGACATGGGCTGCGGTACTGGCCAAGATATGACGTGGTGGGCCACTCTAGCAAGTAGAGATGATAATCCGGAACCATATAACTACAAATGTTTTGCTGTAGACATTGACGGGTCAAAACTAGCACAAGTTCCGGACCTTATTAATATCACTAAACTTGAACGTGACTTTACCAAACCTAATATCCTTCCTACAAATATAGATTTAATGTTTGCTCATGACTGTTTACATTACAGTATAAATCCATTGGAAACATTAAAGTTTTGGAACGATCAGATGTCAGTGAATGGCATGCTGGTATTGAGCGTACAACAAAACAGTGGGGTTCAATATAACAAATACTACAGTAGAAGTTATAGCGGAAGTTTCTTTGACTACACACCCGTTAACTTAATTTACATGCTAGCAGTCAATGGATTTGACTGTAATGATGCATACCTATTGAAGAAATATAACGATCCATGGATTGACATTGCTGTTTATAAGTCTAATATTGCTCCAATGGACCCTGCTAAAACCAAATGGGAACATCTAATAGACACAGGATTATTAAATCACAGTGTGGTTAATTCTATATTAAAGAATGGACATGTACGCCAAGAAGAAATTGTATACCCTTGGTTAGATAAAGAAAACTATTTTGTTGATTGGATTAGACAACAAACAGAAATTCCAATGGAAGCTGGCGACCCTATTATAGATGGTGTTTTTAATAAATCTGAAGCGAGTACAACGACCACTGTTGAACAAGCAACAGCAAAAATCAAAGGTACTGATCTATTAACTCCAACCGGAGTTATGCGAGTTCCTAAAGGTAGGTATGTTAAATAGAGTGGTTCTGGTAACAGGTGGATTTGATCCACTACACTCAGGACACATAGAATACTTCCGTGCCGCCAGGCAGTTAGGAACTATGCTGGTAGTTGGAGTTAACAGTGATGCATGGTTAATTCGCAAAAAAGGGCAGGCATTCATGCCCATCAAAGATCGTGTAACAATCATTGAAAGTCTTCGTATGGTAGATCATTGTATATTATTTGACGACAATAATGATTCAGCGGTAGAAGCCATACGTAATGTTAAAATGATGTATCCTAACAGTAAAATAGTCTTTGCTAATGGCGGCGATCGTACAGCGACAAATATTCCAGAAATGTCAGAACCCAATGTAGAATTTGTATTTGGTGTAGGTGGCGATTTTAAGCTAAATTCCAGCAGTGAATTATTGAAACGCTGGAAATCTACACAAAGATAAATACTACATCATGCGTGCAAATGAATTCCTAATAGAAGCCGGCAACCTTGCTACAGGCGAGATTAAAAAATATCAAAGTAGAATCGCTGCCTTTATACATAAAGTACAGGCAGGAAGTCCCTTTGTAACAACAGATGGTAGAGATTTTGTTGTTGACCGTAAACAACTTCCAGAATTAAAAAAGTTCTTATTAGATCCTGATACTAAAGGTCAACTGTTGGTGCGTAGTACAGACGGTAAAGAACTAATTAGCACTAGTAAACTAGTAAAAACCGGCGAATTTGGGGGACAAAGTAGCCCTACCCAAGCACAAGGACAAAACGTTGATGTAAGCCAAACCGCAGGTAAAGAAGGCTTACCAGTTAAACCACCACAGGTATTCCAAACTACAGATATTAAAGACATTAACCTAGCCACAGCTAAAGACCTACAACGTGCTGGCGCATTTAAGGTAAAAGATTTGTATAACAAAATATCTACCAGTGAACAGTTAAACGCATTAGGCACATATGGTCAAGCGATCATCAGTTGTGCTAAACAAATTAATTCAGGTAAAGATCCTAAAGTTCCAGAAGGCCTCACTAGCCCGCAGATGCGTGCTCTAGTAGACTATGCTGGGGAGTATTTAGGTATCCTTGCTATGTACAAAGGAACAGCAGATTTTCCTAAACGCGAAGCATTCCTAAAATTCATCGGTAATGATCTAGGTACAAGCACCTTATACTTTCCAAGTAAAAGTAACACTCCATTGGCAGACAGCTTTGCTATCCAAGACAGTGAAACGGGTCATACTATATACATGAGTAGCAAAGGATCAGCAGGCGGCGCAGCTCCAGCAATCAGCGGACTTAAAATCCCAGAAGAGCTAAAAAAACGTCGTCAATACAAAGATGCTGTAGAATTTATCTTGCTATGTCAAAACACAGGTGCTATCGAACAACCATTCTATTTAATGAATTATATAGCACAAAAATATCCAAATGCTATCGACGAAAAATTTATAAAAATGTTACCATGGGATATTACGGCTACAGTAAATGCAGTGAATGCCAGCCGCAGGGAACGCAAACCATTACCAGCCAAGATGCAGAAATTTGTTAATGGCTTTGTATTCAAACGCAAACTGGCAGACGAAACAACACCAGGCGGTGTATTACATTACGTTACGATTAAAGAAGTTATGCGGATTGTCAATACCGGTGCTATTAAAAATTTCCAAGCCTGCGTATTAGAAGTCCTGAGTGAAAACTTTGTCCAAATATATACACAAGGTACTAAGCAAGGCACACTTGAAACCTACGTATTATGGCCAGCTAAAGTTGATGGCGTAGTAAGCGTAGAAAGTAAAGGTAGTGCCAGTAACCCAGTTAAAGGAACGGTAAGTTTCCGCGTCAGTAAATAGTTGACATCTTTCCAAAAGTCTGTTATAATTAATCATAAGTAAAAAATTGCCGGCTTGCGCAGAGTGGGATTGCACCTGACTTGTAATCAGGCTTCGTAAGATAGAGAGTGTTCGATTCACTCAGCCGGCACCAAATATTATGAAAATATGTACAAAATGCGGTAAAGAATTTGATGCCTATAGCAAATGGGGTGAAAAGAAATTTTGCTCTAGGAGTTGTGGAAACAGTAGAACGTTTAGTAAAGAATCACGAGAAAAAACCAGCGCAACTTTGCAGAAGTATAACGACAGCCTAACACCACAAGAAAAACGAGACAAGTTTGAAGTAGCTAAAAGCAAATATGATTATGATGATATGCAACGTCGAGCTAAGGAAACTAAGATAAAGAAATCCTGGGATAGACCATATGAAGAAATGAGCCGAGAGGCTCTAAAGAAAAGGATATTGCACGAAAGTAATTACAAATGTGAAATGTGTGGTATAAGTGATTGGCAAGACAAACCTATAACTTTAGAAATAGATCACATAGATGGTGATCCATTTAATAATAATAGAAAAAATTTAAGAATACTTTGCCCTAATTGCCACAGTCAAACGCACACATATAGAGCTAAGAATATTAAGATCAATAGAAGAGAATTAAATTTAGAGTTGTTAGAAGAAATGTTAAGGATACATAAGTATGCAACGCCTGCGTTACGTGCTATGGGATTAGCAAACAGCCCAAAACGTATAAAAGCCGCAAATGAGATATTAAGTAGACTTAACTTTTAAGAGTCGCTGACATTCCGGAATGTCCCCGTATAGAGTAAGCGGGATTATTAGTATAGGGTTCTCAGCCAATCAATATTATGATATATGCGGACTAATTCTAGATAGCTAGCTTCCGATGGGTCATATGCTACGGTTGCAACTGTAGCACGAGAACTCTATACTAATGAACAAGGAAACGTGGCCGAGTGGTCGAAGGCACTTCACTGCTAACGAAGCAAACCGAAAGGTTTCGAGAGTTCGAATCTCTCCGTTTCCGCCATTTTTAAGTTGCGCCTTTAGCTTAATGGTAAAGCGTCCGACTCATAATCGGAGGAGTGATAGTTCAATTCTATCAAGGCGCACCAGGTACGGTGTAGTGTTAATGGTAGCACACGGGTTTCCAAAACCCTTGGTCGCGGTTCGAGTCCGTGCATCGTAGCCAGAACAGTCCGGTGTTAGTTTAATGGATAAAACAGGGGATTTCTACTCCCTAGATAGAGGTTCGATTCCTTTACGCCGGACCAGTAAGAATTAATAACAATAGGAATAATAAATGTCAAAAGACACCAAACAACAAGAGTTAGAAGAATCACAGGCAATAGATCTTGCTATGAAAAAGTTTTTAGCAAATGGTGGCGTCGTACAACAAATTGCCCGAGGAGTCAGCGGTGTAGAAGAAGGAAGTCCTCAGGCTGCCTGGGGACGACCTAAGAAAAAAGAAAAATAATAGATTACTGCTCCCATCGTCTAGAGGCCTAGGACACCCGCCTTTCACGCAGGTAACACGAGTTCGAATCTCGTTGGGAGTACCAATTATAAATATGAATATGCCAAGCCTAGATACCAGAGTAAAACTATTACAAGCATTTGTCTATGTGGGATTCGTCTACACACTAGCATATCAGTTTGATCTAACCTTATTTTTAATCAGCTTCTTTATCATTGGTTGGTTAATGACTCTGGTAGGGGTTAGTTGTGGCTTACACAAATACAGTGCGCACGGTAACTTCAAAGAAAAGCATGTAGCATTTAAGATACTGATGTTGTTCTATGCTACAGTTATGAGTCTAGGCAGTAGTATTGCTTGGTCTAGCACACATCGTAAACATCATCAAACCAGCGATAAATTAGATGATCCACACAGTCCAAATACCAGTGGTGGTGGGTTCTGGCGCAGTATCAAGTTGTGGTTCTATTACTTCCCAACATATCATGTTAATCCACGTATAGTTAAAGACCTTAGTGTAGATCCTATACATAAATTTTTCCATAAGAATTACTTCAAAATTGTGGCCATTTACATTGTTTTATTGTCATTATTTGGCATAAAAGCGGTATGTTATTTGTACTTTGTGCCAGTGGTATATGGATTCCAAGCAACTAGTTATATCACAGTTTTGGCACACAATACTTGGTTGGCTAAATTTGGCTATCGTAATTTCAACACTGATGATAAAAGTTTCAACAGCAAGGTAGCGGCAATATTCTGTCCATGTGATGGTAATCATAACAATCATCATGGTTGTGCAGGTGCAGCAACTAACAGTTTGAAACCGGGTGATTGGGATACTGGTTATTGGTTTATTCGACTAATTGGGCGTGTGCCTGATCAATCAGTGTTTAAGAAATTTAATAACTAATCCTGTAGGATCAAATTTAGTTGCATTGAAGTCACACTGACCTGGATGTGCGTGATGGCTGTTATGTAATCCTTCCCCAGCAAATAATACTGTAAAAAGTCTACTATCCCAACTACGATCGTTGGTAACAGGATCTATTGGCCCGCTGTGTGCTATTACAGTTACCCAACTCATACCTAACACCATATAAGTTATTGGTAAGGCAACAAAATAAACAAAATACACAGGACCGCCTAGAAGTAAAACTAGTGCAGGATATACTGCCCATATCTTCCAATAGTGGTCATGACTTAATCTCATGTCCTCATCTCTGAGAATGTCTACGATCATCTTAGGGCTGGCACTCATCTTAGGGAAATGATACCAAAACAATTTGAAATTGTGCCAGAAATTATCAGTCAGTTTGAACGGATCCTGATCAGTGTCGCTGTGTACGTGATGTTGTCGATGTGCAGAGGCAAATCCAGGTACACTACCCAAGGTGCATTGTACACCCAACCATAACAATATCCATTTAATCACACGATTTTTTGGTTCAAAGCTACGATGACAAGTCCAACGGTGTAGACTCACACTACCACCAACGCAGAATAATAACCAACTAACGGCTAGTCCAGAAAATAACAAACTCCAATCAAATGCAACAATTAGTCCTGCGATAACTAGGGCGTGCATGACAGATTGTACAAATAAAACCTGTGAATATGTTGACGAATTTTTAATAGTTCTGTATAATGTAAGCATAACTATATTTACGTTAAACGGAACCATATGTCAAACTTTAATCAACCATTGGTAATAATAGGCGCTAGGCAGACCTGGGACTTTATTACAGATACCTGCGAACAATTAAATATTCCGGTATTGGGCTTTGTTGATCAGTATTATGCGGGCCGGGTTGAAGAATTAAACGGACTGGCTTGTTTGGGCAGTGAGTTAGATCTTGTTGATAATCCTAAAAAGTTTGGTGATGCCAAGTTTTTTGTAGGCAGTTTCTGGGATGGCAACAGTAACATTGAAACTGATGTACTCAGCGGATATCAACTACGCTTAAATCGTATTAAATTCATTGATGATAACAAACTTGACTGCTATACACTAATAGATCCTCGCAGTATGTTAAGCAAAAACATAGAAGTTGGTGCTGGGACTTATATTGGGCGCCAGGTAAACATACGTGCAGGTGCTAGGATTGGACGACATTGTACAATCACTGACGCCAGTGGATTTGCTAATGATGTTACCCTTGGTGACAACTGTGTACTCAGTGCAGGTGTTTATCTAATGAGCAACGTCATACTTGGTAACAATGTTTATGTTGGTACTAGAGCCACAGTGTTTAATGGACACAGTAGCAAACAGTCACATGTAACCATTGGTGATGATTGCAAAATACATGCTACTGCTACAGTTTCCAAAGACATGGAACCGGGTACCACAGCCGTCTACAACGGTCGTATTCTAAAAAGAACAGACGTAGAATGATCACACGTATCATGTGTGTAGGTCCGGGTAGAATCAATGAAGCCATGGCTACATTAAGTTTTGACCACAGGATATTTCCACAGTGCGATCGCACGATTATCATCAGTCCTTATAGCCAACTGCAATTTCAAGAGCTATTCTTAGAATTTAATCTAAACATCACCAACTTTACTTTTTTAGATGATGAGTACTTTGGTAAACATTATGATCTAAGTCGTTGGTCACATAATAATTGGTATAAACAACAAGCATTCAAACTCTGCGCACTAGATCATTTTAGCAGTGAATATTTTTTAATACAAGACTGTGATTTAATTTTACTTAAATCTTATAGCATGATAGTCAGTGGAGAATTAAACTTCAAAGCTGAAGATCTTTGGAATGAGTATCAGCATTTATATGGCACTATGATTGAAAAAATCCTAGGTATATCACGCAAACACTCTGTTAGTCTAGTCAATGAATTAATGCCCTATACCAAACAAGATTGGCTTGAGTTAAAATCATATATAGAACAACGACACGGCTGTAATTTTTTAGATGCCATAGCAAATACACAAGAATTTGATAGTACAAGTTGGTTCAGTGAGTATGAATTATTAGGTATTTGGAAAACAAATCAAACGGGTTGGCAGTATTTTAGTAATCCTAGCCAACCAAAAGTTGAAACCTGGGAGGAGTTTTTTGCGATAGATTGGTCGCAGTATCATTCGGTGAAATTCCATGCTCCACCGTTAAAAAATATGGATATAAATCAGGCAAAACACGTGATAAAATTTTTACGTGATGTTGCATAAAGTTAAATAGTAGTATATAATTATCTACATAAGAGGCCGCTATGACTGTAGAATTCCGTAATATTGAAGATTGTCACGTAGTACATAAACCCTGGGGTATTGAAACTTGGTTACAGGGTGGTTCAGATGTTTATCCATTTGCTCTTAAAGAATTAATACTAAAAGCAGGGTTCGTAACCAGCTTACAAGTACATCAATTCAAATCAGAAAGTATTCATTTACACATTGGTAATGGTGCATTGGC